TCATACTGCTTTTTTACCAACAATGATCCACTCTTTACCGCGGTCATCATTGTATCTGTCAGTCATTTTCATTGTTTTGTGGCCCAATAGTTTCTGGGTGTCTATCCCTTGCTCACGATACAAGCGCTCGGAAAGAGATCTCTGTTCATGGAAAGTCGGAGCTGTTCCCTCTTCCCAGGTTAGACCGCTTTTATCCCGTGCTTTCTTGAACGTTGAAGTAAGTGTCTTGGCTGACACTTGGTCACCACGACTAGCCTGTGAGGTGCTATGGCGAAAATGAACAAGGTATTTACTCACCACAGCATCTCTACATTTTGAAATAACATCACTCAGAGTAATATTTAACGCTTCATTTCTGAGAGAAAGGGGAATGGCTAATCGGGTTCCTGTTTTCTCCTGCTCAATATGCAGCATATCATCCCATACATCCGAAAACTTCATATTGCAAATATCTCCGAGGCGTTGCCCTGTTACAATGGCAAGCAACATTCCACATTGTAAATAAGGTTGTTGTTGTTCGGCGGATGTATAAATAGCCTTCCATTCCTCCAGAGATAGCCTTTGTCTGCTTATCTTGTTTCGTGGCTGTTTCGTTGCTTGGGCTGGGTTGTATCCTGGCGGAACGTGACCAGCATGTTGAGCCTCCTTAAAAACATCTATTAGTACCATGCGTACAACTTGAGCCATCCTGTTATGACCCTCTGCCTTAACAGCATCTGTTATTTCGGAAATATCAAGTGCTGTTATATCTTTTAGATATTGCATTCCACAATGTTCCCGAAAAAGACGGATTGGTTTAGCTTTCTGTCGAAAAGAGTTAGGGCGCAGCTCGTTGTGTTTCAATCTTTCCTCCTGCACCAATTCATATTTGTCGAGCCATGAAGAAACTGTAATATCCGTGCGGTTTCCTTTCATGCGAGCTAGGCGCTCGTTAATACCAAGGATCTGCCTGGTGCGCTGCTCTGCAATAATAGTATTTGCTTCACTTGCCACCTGCTTTGCTTCAGCTTCGTCCGTGCCGAGGCTGTGAAAACGACCAGATATCGGGTGTTTGTATTGCCAGTAAACCTTTCCGGTACGTTTATCAAGTTTGCAATATAGGTTTGGAATAGTGATTTTATGGGTACGCGGTCTAGCTGCCATCGCTAATTATCCGTCTCAGTTTTGGGTTAACATTTATTGGAAGTTGCGGTTCAGCAACTACACCTATAAAACGAGCTTCTTTGTCAACCATCCAGCGCCGTCCGACTCTCATCGGTGGTGGCGCTATCATCTGGCCTTTAGCGTATTTTTTTAATACTCGCTCGCTAGGGGCTTCACTGCCGAATTCATCTTTCGCCCATTCGAGTAAAGAGACCATACGTGACATTTCTTCTCCACATACCGGCTGCACCCGGTTATCGAACGTTATAAGCACATGACGAGCAACCACCACGAATCCCGTCATTACATCTTCTGCATAGCTGGTGGTCTCGATCATCCTTATCTGTTTCGTACATCTTCAGTTTGGCAATCACCGTTTTAGATTCTGGGAGAATCTGTTTGCGAAGGTTTGCAACTTCATCGGCTAATTCCATAAGACGGCAATGAAGGTCCTTTGCTTCATCCTTATACCAGGCTAAATCATCCCGCATACGCCCCCATCGCCGGCGCTTTAATTTACTTGGCATCAGTCATCATCCTCATCATCGTCGTCATCGCAGGATGCGAGCAATGGATTCATTCGCCGCCCTACCTGGCAGGCGTACCCGCGGCGACCGAGGTTGTGTAGCACGCTGTAGATTTCGAACATTTCGGTTCGCTCATCACCAATATCAAGCTCACAGGCCAGCGCGTGGCATTCAGTAGCGAGCGCCGATATCTTCTGAAGCAATTCAACTTTATTCACCTTTCACCTCCTGCGGGGCGGCTGCGAGCATGGCTGCGCGGCAGGCGTCCCAGATTGTTTGAGCATTGGCATCGCAGTCTACGAACCCGCCGCATTCCTGATAGATAACCTGATAAACACTGCGCGGTATTTTCACCGGCACTACCGGCACTACCGGCTCTGGAGGTGCGGCGTAGAGCGGCTCATATCCATGATCGAGAGGCGATGAACCGTCTTGATAAAAAATAGAGGATACGCAGCAGCCGGTAAAAGGTTGTCGCCATGCCACCGGATCACTGTCCATTGCGGCCAGCGCCATGCGGGCGAGATACGATGCCTCACCACACTGCACGTGATCGGTTTCAATAATTTCGAGTAACTGCTCTCTGGTTATGGTTGATTTGGTCATTGGTTGGCTCCTTCTGCTGCCCGGTTAACTATCACGCCGTCGTATACTTCTTTGAGGTGGCCGCGTAAGTCCATGCGACGGAGCGCGCTAAACATGTAATCGCATTCCGCCTGTTTGTTAGCCTGAAATGGCTTGCTGTCCCGGTTAACCCACTCCCAGTTTCCAGGCCAGCCGTGAACCTTCTTAACCCGACCTTTGACCACGTGAAGCAATCCCCAGCCAGGCTGCAAATCCTCAATATTTACGATACCCGGCTCACTAATCATGAAACGCCAGTCTCCCATGCCCTTCTCGGGTTCAACACGGAAAGGCTTCTTGCGGTCGGCCAACAAGTCAGAACGAGAGCATTTAGCCTCAATCAAACAACTGGCCCCATTGCGAAAGCCGATTGCATCAGCCTGCTCACCGTATGGCGTCCATGCTCGGAACCGGTCATGAAAGGCCACCTTGAAACCGTTGTTTTGCAGAAAACGGCAGGCTATCTGGCAAAGTTCATCGTGTGTCAGTGCCATCTACTCAGCCTCCCACTTGATGCCCTGCGCGGTTAGCGCCTCTTTGCACTTCTCGATAGCCTCATACGCTGATAGCGGATCATCAAACTGAGTTTGATTTGGCAGCTTCACGGTGACGGTGCGGGACTCCAGCTCGGCGATGCGCTGGCGCAGTGCTGTGTTATCGTCGAATAGCTCGCAAACATGGCGATTCTGTTTGCGGATCCGATTATCCATCTCGGTAATTGTGTCCTGCGCTTTCTCCAGCGCCTCTACCAGCAATAGCGCGAGTTTTCGCAGATGGTCTTTACTGCCATTTGCCGGATTTGAAAGCTCAGAACGTAGCTGCGCCAGTTCGGTGATATCAGTCATGGCTGGCCTCCTTACCGCGGCTAACAGACAAGTTTTTATTCACGATGGCATCCATCAGATGTGCTGCAGCCGCCTTTTGAGCAGATACATTCGCAATGACCGTCGGCCTGGCTTTCTCACAGCTGGCACAAATCCCGTCCCATGATGAAATGAGGAAAAAATCTTCGCGCTCGGCAATGCCGGTATTCATTACCAGGTCCTCAATCATCAGTGTGACCCCGCGAACTCCCCGGCCTTCGCTTAACCGCTGCACTGCGTAGCCGAAGGCGTTAATCATCACTGCATGGAACTGGATGTATTCACGTTTGTACTCTGCCTGGTTCGTACCTTGGCGAATATCATCTAAACCAGTCAGCATTAGCCACGCATTCCACAACCCTTCAAGATCATCCTTTGAGCAGGAACCTGAAAATTTTGCCGTGGCATCACTTAGGGCTTTGAAGCTCACCCACTTATCACTTTTCGCGGGAACGACGTTATGCTCAAAATCGGTGACTTCAGAAAAGACGTCGTGTGAACTGATAAAGCTGACCATCTCCTGCGCGTTCTTATCGCGCCCGTTATAGGCCATGTTGATAGCCGCAGATGGCTTCGAAACATTGTTGTTAATGTCGGAAAAGAACTGCTGCCGTGTTTTCAACGAGAGCTTATGTGTGAGCATTAGTGGTACGTGGATTGGTTCGCCAACTGTGCGGCAAAATTCGGCGATCCCAGCTGCACGGTGCTGGCCGTCGAAAAGCTTAATTTCTGCATCCATAGGGAAGCGCACAACACCAACGTTGGTATTGCCGAATTCCTGAAACTCAATCTCAGAGTTACAGTTACCGACCAGCGGTGGGATAATGAAGGGCTCTTTATTTTCGTGAGCATTAACCAGATATTCATAGAATTTCTTAGCACGCGCTGGGTTAATTTCACGCTGTGAACGTTCTAAAGTATCCCCGTAATTATCACTGGCGAGGACGCGTGCCAAGGTTCGTGCTGGCACTGTCATCATAAGGACAATCGCTCCGCCCTGAACGCCGCGAGACGCAGGGAACTCAAAGAAATAATCTCCAACTATGCTCATGCTACCCACCACTCAATAAACATGCAGATACCAACGGTTACTACGGCAATAAGCACCCAGCAGATCACATCGAACAAGGCGGCGAACCGACGTAGGGTGTATTTGCTGTAATTCTCAGGATCAATATTCATACCGCCTCCCCAAGCACCCAACGGAGTGCGCTCGCATACTCACCCTCGGCAGATTCCAGGGCTTTTGTGATTTCTTTGCGGGTTTTCAGGCGCGGCTTTGCATCACCGAGGATCTGACGCTGACGCCGAGCTTTTTCATGGCCGGTTGTGCCAGCAGTTGCCGCTTCGATTTCAGAGACCTTCTCCCGCTGCTCTTCGGGTTTAAGCGATGCCAGCTGACGCGCCTGGGTAACGGTAACCGTTCCGGACTCCACTGCATCGCGAACAGCCTGGGTGGCATCCAGCAGTGACAGAGTTGCGCGTACGGTCTGGACACTCACGCCAAACATCAGCGCTAAATCGTCCTCGTCGTGCCCGCGCTCCAGCGCATCAGCCATTTTCTTTGCTCGGCCCAGTGGCGTATCTGCCTGGCGGATTTCGTTAGCACTTACCATCGCCTGCGCCATGCGAACGGCGGAGCCACGTTTAGCGACTGCTGGAACCAGTAACGGTTCTTTGCCCTCTTTCGACAGACGCTTGTTGGCTTCCAGTGTATGGCGCACACGCTGGCGACCATCGACTACACAAGACAGCCCTGTCTCCGGGTCTTTCCAGACGATAATCGGCTCAAGAACGCCCTGGTCCATGATGTTCAGCACCATTGCCTCGCTGATAGGCAGGTGGATACGCTCATCGTAAAGCGGGTGCGTTTTGTCGGTAACCAGGTGCAGGTTTTCAGGTTCGAACGTCAAAACGTTCGTTTTGCCACTCGCGCCATATACCAGCTTTGAGTCTTTAGCCATCAGAGAGCCTCCACGTTACGGAAGCTGGTGGGGGAAATTGCTTTCAAATCGCGCATTGCTTCGAGGACATGCAGATTTATGCGCTTCTTGGTATATCGCTCAGTAATACGATCACACTCCTTCGCCCAAGATTTGACCTCTGCGAGAAGGGCGTCACGTTCGGTGCGCGTCTGGCGCAGAGCTACATTCGAAACATCGAGGACGGTAGCCAGTTCCCTGATGATTGCTGCCTGTGCTGGTGGCATAGTTTTGGCTATTTCGTACGCCTGTTTAATCAGTTGTTTTGCTGTCTTAGCCATCTTTTGTTCTCCATCTGACGCGCTGCAACGCGTAAATTTAGGGTGCAGCAACCCAACCCATGAGAATGGGGTAATTGCTGCTGTTCTAATCAGGCTGCTGGTTTTTGTTCTTCGGGCTCTTTGTAGGCGAGCAGATCACAAAGCTGGTTAATTACTTTACAGAACTGGAACATGTCCGTACCTGCCTGGTGACGCCAGCGGTAGGCTTTGTCGTCATCATCAGAATAATCATTATCCTTGGTATCGATCCGCCGGAAATGGAATTTATCTGTAAGCAGAAAAGAGACGCCGCAGCCTCTTAATTCCATGTTATCAACGATAAAACCTGTGTTCAGGCTCTCCAGAATTTCACTGGTAACGGAAGTGTGCTCTGCAGAGTAGCGAATAACTTCTTTCTGTTCTGCCAGGCGGGATAGCTGGACATAATCACCGACCTCAAACCCGGCAAAGGCTGATTCTTCGCCGTCCAGATGGTTTTTAAGGCGCGTTGTCAGGCCGTTTTTGATATCACTGATGTTGATCGTGACTGTTTTGACTGAGCCGATCACTTTAACCAGCATCGCCCCGACTAAATTGGCAATATTTTTATTGGCGGAATTTATGATCAGGAGATTTTCTTCAGTGTTATACAGGACCAGGATCAGAGACGACTTGATGAATGCCTGTTTGCATAGCTGAACCTTAGCATCCTGGATAATGTTGTTACGGTCAGCGCGCTTCAATTTCTGACCACACGCATTTTCGATGCGCTGGATACGCTCATTGGCTTCTTTCATTACGACGTGCTGGGGGATTATTTTCTCATCGCGGCGAACCACGATTGCATAACCGCCAGTAATTGGCGTAACCAGCTCGCCGGTAATCGGATTAGGGACGAAGGAAGCCCGCGCAAACTCCGTTTCTGTAAGTTCAGAGTAGGGCAATTCCTGCAGGTGCCCTTCAACCGCTTCAATGCTGGGCAAAGTAGCCCGATAGACAATGGCGTTACGTAACTTTGATAATTTCATTTCTGTGTCCTCTGCAAAGGATTAGTTAGTTATCTCCACACAACGGAAAGAGCACTGAAGCACTGGAAACTCACTTGACTAACACAGTGCTTTTTCCTGTTGTATGCCGGGCTTCCACCGGCTCCCATCTGTTTTTAAAGCCACTCAGATATCGTCTGGGCTGCGTCGTCTCTTCCGACTGTCATTCGGGTTGAACTCGCCCGAAACGAGATTGAAGGGTTATAGCCCCTTACGGCATTCACGCCCTATCACGTGTGTCGCGTATGCCACGCCAGCACCTAACGAGTTTTAACGACCTTTGCCGTTTGCATCATCTTGTCGCCGCTGTTATCGATGCGGAACCGCCACTGTCCAGGACATTTAAAGGGACCGTCTCCAAGTGGTAACTCTTCCAGTCCCGATAAACCTCCTCAGCAGAAGGGGGCTTATCGGGATTGAATGTTGTGACACCAGATCGCTAATCTGCTTACTTCCCGCCGCTCAGTTTTTGTATTGGCAACCAGTTGCTGTTGCTCAGTCGATTTTCGGGTCTTTGCGTCGACCGGCGCTGCAGTACGCTTGTACACGTCACAACTGGAAGCGCACTCCTTCAGTTACAAACCGATCCCTACCGGAAAGAAGGGGAATGCGCTTCCATGTTGTGTTCTGTTCATCCTTGTCCGTAAGTTGCGTCATGTGCCGACGAATAGAAGATAATCATAAATTGCGAGTAACGCAATAGAAAAGTGCGTAAAGCGCAAATTTGAGGCGAAAAAAAAGCCTCGAATGAGGCCTAATTTATGATGATGAATGCTATCCATGCCGTTTAAAGGACTGAGACTGGCTTATTAAAACCTTTCCGTAGATATAGAATCTGTGTTCATTCTCTTTAGTTATATTCCATTCTCTATAACGAGGGTTATCAGAGATGACTAGCAGTTGGTCTGGTATCATCTGCAGGCGTTTAACATAAACTTTTCCATCAAAACCAAAGACGTAAATCCCATCCCCATCGAACTCATTGATAGTTACGTCCACAAAGATTAGGTCGCCAGGCTCAATCGTTGAGGCCATGCTATCACCGCGAACGTTGATGACCTTTACTCCAGATGGAGTCCTGCCACCAAACATTGCCAATGCCTGATCATTGCTGAACTCGATAGCATGAATGACATCTATGACGTCACTACCGTGTATATGTCCTGCCCCGGCGCTTGCGCTCACATCAAGTACCTCGACTCTGTATACATCCACATCCTTTACGGGAGATGCATGTTTTTCACTGTTTATATGTACAGTAGTATCATTTTCGTCAGAGGTAAATAGGTCAGGTACACTTACGCTTAAAGCTTGAGCAAGTCGGTTAAGTGTCTGTTCTGAAAACTGCTTTTGTTTACCAGTTTCAAGCCTGGAAATATTGGCAGCATCAACGCCCACAGCTTCTGCAAGCTCTGCGATTTTAATGTTCTTCGCTAAGCGAAGTTGTCGTATGCGAGATCCTATTTTCATTCACTCATTACATGTTGTTTTTGCGTTTCGTGCAAAGCAACTTGCGCAATTCGCTAGCGTGGAATAACATGCGTAATACGCAAAAATAGGAGGCATTATGCAATCACCATTAAGAAAATTGCGAAAATCGCATGGAATGACCTTATTGCACGTTGCAACCGGGGTACAGGTAGATCCTGCAACGTTGAGCCGCATTGAAAGATGCGAGCAAGTCCCATCTGTCGAACTGGCGGAGAGATTAGCCAAGTTCTTTAGAGGAGAAATAAGCGAATTACATATTTTGTACCCAAGTCGCTATCAAACAGATGACGTACCAAGTGCAAATAATCGTACTGCTTAAACGGTTATTCGATAACTACAAAAGGAAAATCAATATGGTAGAGCCAAACCTCAAAGAAGCCGTCAAAGCGATGTGCAAAGCATATCCAGGTGGGCGCGAAGCAATGGCTGGCGCACTGGGAATGACGGTGACGCAGTTTAACAACAACCTTTACGAGAAAAACGGCTGTCGTTTCTTCGAAGTCAGCGAGCTGGAAGCGATGGAGGACATTTCCAATACGTCGTCACTGGCTGATTACTTCGCTCGCCGTCGTGGTGCTCTGCTGGTGGATGTTCCGCACCTTGAAGAACTGGACCGCGTGGACTTGTTTAGCCGGGCAATGCGTACCTCTGCCGCCAGGGGGCAGGTTGATCAGATTATCGAACAGGCGCTTGAAGATGGCGTTATTGAAAGGCATGAGGCCGAAGAAATCATGGTGCATCACCGCCGCCACCTGGCAGCTCGCGAAGAAGAGATTGCCGCAATTATCACGTTATTTTCACGCAAAAAGAAGTGACGCCAGCGAGTTGCAGCTCCTGGCGTCGTGGCGTGTCGTTATCAGTGGAGATTACTAACGCATGAACAGTTTATCAACACAATACCGCAGGTCGCAACTTGTAGCGCGGCCAGTTCCTGGTGGAGCAGGACCGGTGCAGTTCGTGTATGGGGTAAGAGTACCAGGCGGGTTCGAGCCTGTCTGCTACCAGTTTGCTCAGTGGGTGGTAGGGGACTTTAACGGCCAGGCGGAGAAAGTATGCGAGAGCTCAACCGATGGTTCAGAGATCACTACGGTGTCCCGGTCAGGGTCATACGCTGGGAGCCCCAGACACAGCGCGTTATATACCTGCGTGAAGGGTACGAGCATGAATGCTTTAGCCCCCTCGAGCAATTCAGACGTAAATTCAGAGAAATAAAGGACGATCATGAGCACTAAATTAACAGGATACGTCTGGGACGCTTGTGCATCTTCGGGGATGAAGCTATCCAGCGTGGCAATCATGGCGCGCCTGGCTGACTTCAGCAACGATGAGGGTGTTTGCTGGCCTTCTATTGCGACCATATCCCGTCAGATTGGCGCTGGTGAAAGTACTGTCAGAACGGCGATAGCTGCACTTGAGAAAGAGGGGTGGCTCACTCGCACACAGCGCCGCAACGGCAACCGTAATGCATCGAACGTCTACCAGCTCAACGTTTCCAAACTACAGAAAGCGGCATTTTCTCACCTGTCAGTTTCTGACACATCAAAATCTGACGCGTCAAAATCTGATGCGTCAAAAATTGACCCCTCAAAATTTGATGCGTCGGAATCCATCAAAAAAACCGGTTTTGACCCGTCAGAATCTGGTGGGGATCCGTCAGTAAAATCAACTACTGATCCATCAGATATAAATCCTTCTTGTCCGGACGCTTCGCAACCGGACGAACAGGGCTCTGCAGATGAATTTCTGTCACGACATCCTGACGCGGTGGTGTACAGCGCTGCAAAGCGGCAGTGGGGCAGCCAGGACGATTTAACCTGCGCCGAGTTCATTTGGGGAAAAATTATCAGCATGTACGAACTGGCTGCTGAAAGTGATGGTGAGGTAGTTCGCCCTAAAGAGCCAAACTGGACCGCATGGGCGAATGAGGTTCGCCTGATGGTGATGCAGGACGGGAGAACCCATAAACAAATTTGCTCACTTTTCAAGCGCGCCAACAAAGATTCGTTCTGGTGTAAAAACGTGCTCAGCCCGTCGAAGCTTCGGGAAAAATGGGATGAGCTGTCGTTAAAACTATCTGCTCCACTCAATAGCTCCCGCCAGGAGTCGTCCATTTCGCGAGCCAGCTTCGATGGGGTTGATTACTCATTGCCAGAAAACTCGGGGTTCCGCACATGAGCAAGCCATTTCTCAAATGGGCTGGTGGAAAGTATACCCAGCTGGCTGACCTGTTCGTGCATATCCCGGCAGGGAAACGCCTGATAGAGCCATTCGTTGGTGGTGGGTCGGTATTCCTGAACAGCGAAAAGCACGCAGATTACCTGCTGGCGGACGTTAATCCGGACCTGATTAATCTGTATCAGATGTTAGCGGTCGTGCCGGATGAAGTGGAATTGAAGGCCCGCTGGATGTTCGAGCACATGCGGTCACCAGAGGGCTATGAGCTGATCCGTTCCGAGTTCAACGCTCAGACGCTGGATGCTACTGAACGCGCAGCTGCATTCCTGTATCTCAACCGGCATTGCTTCAATGGCCTGATGCGCTACAACCAGGCGAACAAGTTCAATGTGGGCTGGGGAGGCTACAAGGCCCCGTATTACCCGATGGATGAGATGAAAGCCTTCGCGGCTATGGCGCATAACTGCGTATTCATGACGGCTGATTACCGCCGGACAATCAGCCTGGCCGGGAAAGGGGATGTGGTTTACTGCGATCCGCCTTACGAACCAATGCCGGGAACAACCGGATTCACCGCCTACGCCGCTGGTGGTTTTAACTGGGAGAACCAAATAGACCTGGCGAAGCAATGTGTATCTGCCTTTCACCGTGGGGCTCGGGTAGTGATTTCTAACTCATCTGCACCGAAGGTTCTCGACCTGTACCGGGAGCATGGTTTTAACCTGCAATTCATCAAAGCGCGCCGTTCGATCTCCTGCAAAAGCAGTACGCGGGAAGTCGCAAAAGACGTTGTCGCGATCCTTTAAGGGGGCTAAATGAAACTGACTTTACCATTTCCACCGAGCGTAAATAGTTACTGGCGCGCCCCGAGCAAGGGACCGCTGAAAGGCAGGCATCTGGTAAGCGAGACAGGGCGCAAGTTCCAGCAGGCAGCGAGAGCGGCGATTATTGAGCAACTGCGTGCCGTTCCCCGGCCATCCTCTGATCTGGCCGAGGTTCACATAGTGTTGTATCCGCCGGATCAGCGCCGTCGGGATATCGATAACTACAACAAAGCGCTGTTCGATGCCCTGACTCTAACAGGCGTCTGGGAAGACGACAGTCAGGTTAAGCGCATGCTGGTGGAGTGGGGGAACATCGTGAAGAAAGGGAAAGTAGAAATCACTATCCGTCGTTTTCGTGCAGCTGCCTGACGTGGAGATGAAATGAGAGCACTACTAACCCCTGAGATTGCCCCACGCATGGGCGTTGTTCTGCTTCGCCCAGGTGCTGATCTCATGCCGATGTTCAGGAGAGGGCGGGTACTGATTGAGCCTGCACCGGAAAAATACAGCGACTACGCAACTGGCGCTATCCCTCCCGCCACGCAGCCACTGGCAGGAGATCCGGTTTTGAAGCCAGTATTCGAAAACAAAGACGTCATTCTGCGCGCGGGTGGTATCAGCTCGCTGGAAGCCGAGCTGGAGCGTCGTTTTGAATGCCAGTATCCCCACGGCTCATGGCACAGCGAAAATTTTACGCTGTTCCGACATGAGCCTGGCAGCATCCGCCTTTGCTGGGCCTGCGATAACCTGCTGCGTGATCAGTACACAGAGACGCTGGCAGGCATTGCGCGTGAGAACCTGGTATCCTGGCTGATAACAGTCATCCGCTCACAGCTGGGGTTCAACGAAGACCATCAACTGACGATCCCCGAGTTGTGCTGGTGGCTGGTAATAAACAATCTGGCGCACGTCATCCCTGAATCGCTGGCCCGGAAAGCCCTGCGATTGCCGGAAATAAAGCATCAACCGGTGATGAAGGAGAGCGATATTGTGCCGGAGCCAGCGGCGAGCGAAGTGGTGCAGAAAAAGATTCTCGGTCTTCGCGTAGATCCTGAAACGCCGGAATCATTCATGCTGCGACCAAAGCGCCGCCGCTGGGTAAACGAGAGCTGGACGCGCTGGGTTAAGTCTCAGCAGTGTGTCTGCTGTAACAAACAAGCAGATGATCCCCATCACCTGATAGGCCACGGACAAGGTGGAATGGGAACAAAAGCGCATGACCTGTTTGTGTTGCCGCTTTGCAGAGCGCATCACGACGAGTTGCACGCTGACACCGTGGCATTTGAGGAGAAGCACGGCTCACAGCTTGAGCTGCTGTTTCGATTTCTGGATCGTTCGCTGGCAATTGGCGTGCTGGCATAGTGGAGAACGCATAATGATTAACCCGTCCGAGGTTGGAAAAGCTGGTGAAATGGTCAGGCTGAAAACGCTTGAGGCCATCTGGATTCAAGGGAAGCTGCGCATGTGGGGCCGCTGGTCCTACATCGGCGGCGGTAGTGGCGGCAATATGTTTAACCAGTTACTGGCTTCCGGGAAAGTCACTAAAACAGCCATCAACGAAGCATTACGCCGGATGAAGAAGTCTGGCATCTCGAAGCCAGAGCTTGAGGCGTTTTTTCGTGAAATACTCGCGGGGAAAAACAAAAGCGGCCTGGCCTTCTGTACAGACGATGAAGGACTGCTGATTGATAAGGTACTGGGGGCAGTCCTTATTACAGGTGGTCACAAAGAGCTGTATCACCTGCTGGTGGAGCATTACCGGTTACGGAAGAGCAAACGCCGCATAGCGGAAGAGCTCTATGAAAAGCATCCCGACTGGTGCTTTATGACCTGTAGACGCAGAGTTGATACGTGGCTTAGTTTGGCAGAATCGATGCTGTACGCACCAATGTGTGACGCATTCGGCACAAATGGCGACAGATTTTACTTGCAAAGTGAGCCAGAAACTGCTTGAATTGTGATAGGCTCGGGACGTTAAAGCGAACTGAGCAACAGAACAAAAAACCCGTCTTAGTGCGGGTTTTTTATTTGTGATCACTTTATTTTTTGTATTGCTAAGTTATTGTATAAGCGAGAACTAAAAATCTAAGTGGTGACGATGTGCTTTCAAACAATGAACGCTGGGTTTCTTTTTTTGACTTTGCTTTGACGCCTACACACGCAGCTGCGCCAAGTATTTCTATTACGGATATACTTACAAGGCTTAATCTGCTGGTGAATTCCGGAAATGCCGTGAAGCTGTACAATAATGGCAATAGGGCGCTTAGGATTTCAGAAATGAAGTATGTTGCTGGAGCAGCCCAAGGTACCATGCTAATTCAACTCTGTGACAAGAATGGTTCTGATCCTGTTTTTGGTGAGTTGACAACAGGTAACCTAAGGGTGGAACCCAAGCTTGCAGGGGAAGGCATCGCAGTGTCTTGCCATATTGTGATTTCCACTGCTGTTGAGCCTCATTCAGCTGACCATTACAAAACGCTTGTAGAATCCGTTCCGGGTATAAGTAAATCTGTTCTTGAACCATTTTTAAACGCAATGCTCAAAGAGGCGTTTACTGGTTGTGAGTTCAGAAACCCCGCAACGAAGGCCATGTGCCAACATAGGCCAAAGCTAGGGAAGGTGCGAACAAGTTCCTGATATGAGATCATCATATTCATCCGGAGCGCATCCCAGAGGGACATCATGAGCCATCAACTCACCTTCGCCGATAGTGAATTCAGCACTAAGCGCCGTCAGACCCGAAAAGAGATTTTCCTCTCCCGCATGGAGCAGATTCTGCCATGGCAGAATATGACCGCTGTCATCGAGCCGTTTTATCCCAAGGCGGGCAATGGCCGACGGCCCTATCCGCTGGAGACCATGCTGCGTATTCACTGCATGCAGCATTGGTACAACCTGAGCGACGGTGCCATGGAAGATGCCCTGTACGAAATCGCCTCCATGCGCCTGTTTGCCCGATTATCCCTGGATAGCGCCCTGCCGGATCGCACCACCATCATGAATTTCCGCCACCTGCTCGAGCAGCATCAACTGGCCCGTCAATTGTTCAAGACCATCAATCGCTGGCTGGCCGAAGCAGGCGTCATGATGACCCAAGGCACTTTGGTGGATGCCACCATCATTGAGGCACCCAGCTCTACCAAGAACAAAGAGCAGCAACGCGATCCGGAGATGCATCAGACCAAGAAAGGCAATCAGTGGCACTTTGGCATGAAGGCCCACATTGGTGTCGATGCCAAGAGTGGCCTGACCCACAGCCTAGTCACCACCGCGGCCAACGAGCATGACCTCAATCAGCTGGGTAATCTGCTTCATGGAGAGGAGCAATTTGTCTCAGCCGATGCCGGCTACCAAGGAGCGCCACAGCGCGAGGAGCTGGCCGAGGTGGATGTGGACTGGCTGATCGCCGAGCGTCCCGGCAGGGTAAAAACCTTGAAGCAGCATCCGCGCAAGAACAAAACGGCCATCAACATCGAATACATGAAAGCCAGCATCCGTGCCAAGGTGGAGCACCCGTTTCGCATCATCAAGCGGCAGTTCGGCTTCGTGAAAGCCAGATACAGGGGGCTGCTGAAAAACGATAACCAACTGGCGATGTTATTCACCCTGGCCAACCTGTTTCGGGTGGACCAAATGATACGTCAGTGGGAGAGATCTCAGTAAAAACCGGAAATAACGCCAGAAATGGTGGAAAAAATAGCCTAAATAGGCTGATTCGATGTGTTTGCGGGAAAAAAATCGGCCCAGATCCGCGAAATTTTAATCAGCGAGTCAGCTTGGGAAGAAATGACCTGCTTATTCGCACCTTCCCTAGATATATATTCTCACGGCTCACAGACATTGATGGATGCCTTAAAAGGGGCGAAACTTCATAATGTCAAGCTTGTGAGCACAAGAAGGAAAGGTGGGTTGGATCAAACAGCGTACACTGAACTCTCAGAAAGGTCAGTCCGGTATAAAATCATTAAGCAACCGCCGTTAAAAGACAAAGAAAGATTATTAGAGATTTTGCGAAGGAAAGGTCAGCAATCAGGATACTCTAAAGTATCAATCAGTTACTCTAAAGACGGTAAACAAGCCAGCTTGGATCTGGACCGTAACGAGGACGCAGCAACTAAACTATTCACTAAAAGTGAGAAAATCATATTAGGCAATTTAATCAACCAATGTGAGAGCAGAGTGCATCTTCAGCTGGAAACAAAGATGATTGGGTTGCTTTAAAGGGAGTTTCAGATGAAACTTTTTTCGCCGCTAAGCTATCTCCTTATCAAGCATGAGGAAAAGAAATGGTATGATTTCAGGGTACCATGTGCGGTGTCATTTGTTGTAACGGTTGTATATCATTACCATGCTAACAAAATTGCTCTAATAGCAACCAATGGCCTTCTTCTTCAAGTTAATGGTTTGCTTCAGGTTCTGATAGGTTTTTACATAGCTGCGTTGGCAGCTGTGGCAACCTTTTCAAGCCCATCTATTGATGAAGTAATGGCTGGTGATCCCCCGACCTTAGTGGAAAAATTTCGCGGTCAAAAAATCACAGTGGAGTTAACCCGCAGGCGCTTTGTGTGTTACCTATTTGGATACCTTGCTCTTGTAAGCTTCATGCTTTTCTGTCTAGGAATGGTTTCAATATTGGTTGGTAAGCCGTTCCATTTATGGTTACTAACATTTTTGTCTGCAGAAGTAATCATATGGCTGAAAACTATCTTCGTAGGAGCGTATTTGTTCATATTAATGAATATCATAACTACGACTCTGCTTGGTCTCTACTTTCTTGCTGTGAGATTTCATCAGTCATAAGTTAAGTTACCAATCATTATGAGGCTGCCTAAGGGCGGCCTTTTTCGTTTCAGGCTCACGGGAATCATCTTCGATACGGCTCGTTGTTAAATCAGCCCGATGGGCCTGTTTCTATTTCCCCTCATTTCTGAGAGGACTCACAGCAATAAGAGGGGGCTAAATGTCCGATCCTGTTTCTGGCACAACGGTAGCTGCTGGCGGGCTGATGGGGGCCAGTATGTTCGGCCTTGCAACTGGCATTGATTATGGCGTGGTATTTGGTGCGTTCGCTGGGGCAGTGTTCTATGTCGCTACGGCGGTAAATATCAGCCGCCTAAAGCTGGTGGGCTACTTCATAACTTCATTCATCTTCGGTGTGATTGGTGCTCCTCTGCTGGGGTCTTACTTCTCAAAGTGGACGGGGTACAGTGACAGGCCGCTTGATGCACTCGGTGCTGTAATCGTTGCAGCCATCGCCATTAAATTGCTGACATTCGTTAACAGTCAGGATCTGGGTAGCCTGTTTGGGATTCTCTCTCGCTTACGTGGAGGAGGGACAAGCAATGGTAACAAGTGATCCGAGCGCAATCGTCAATGCGGTGATATGCGCTGTAATTGTTGGGGCGTTGATGTTCTACCGGCGCGACGGGTCAAGACACCGCCCCATGATATCGCTGATGGCTTACTTCACTGTGCTGGTTTATGCCAGCATCCCTTTCCGTTTCCTGTTTGGCTTGTACGAGTCATCCCACTGGCTGGTGGTACTGGCAAACATTCTTATCTGCGGCGCGGTTCTCTGGTTCAGGGGGAATATAGCGCGTCTGGTTGATGCACTGAGGCACTAATGAATCAATCACAATTTCAAAAGGCGGCTGGCATCAGCGCCGGGTTAGCTGCGCGCTGGTTTCCGCATATTACAGCCGCGATGAAAGAGTTTGGAATCACTGCTCCACTCGATCAGGCAATGTTCATCGCCCAGATGGGGCATGAGTCCGGAGGCTTTACCCGGCTGGTGGAAAATCTGAACTATGCAGCAGATAGCCTTGTGCCTACGTTCGGTAAACACCGTATCACCGCCCAGCAGGCCGCCGCACTCGGCAGAACGGCAACGCAGCCAGCTAATCAGCGAGCAATCGCGAATCTGGTGTATGGGGGCGAGTGGGGAAAAAAGAATCTCGGTAATCAGGTTGCCGGTGATGGCTGGAAATATCGCGGTCGCGGTCTGAAACAAGTCACGGGCCTGAGCAACTATCGCAGCTGCGGACTGGCGCTGAAGCTTGAACTTGTCACCCAGCCTGAGCTGCTGGAGCGAGATGATTACGCAGCGCGTTCAGCCGCATGGTTTTATGTTTCCCACGGTTGCCTGCTTCATTCTGGCGACGTGGAGCGTGTAACGCTGCTTATTAACGGTGGTCGAAACGGTCTGGATAAACGCCGAGCGCTGTTTAACCTGGCTAAATCTGTACTGGTATGAGGTCACTATGGGCATTGAAATGATTATTGGTCTGGCAACTGCTTTGCTGGCGGTTATCGCTGGCGCGTTCGGTATTGGCCACGCTCGCGGGACCAGTAAGGCAGAAGCCAAAGCCGATCAGCAGCGTACCGAAGAGAATGCCGCCGCTGCCGTCGCCGCAGCAGAACGTAAGGCAGAAGTCACGAAAGAGGCAAGCGATGTACAGCAAACCGTTAGCCATATGCCTGATGACGATGTTGATCGGGAGCTGCGCAAGCACTTCACCCGCCCCGGTAGTCGTTGATACGGCCTGCAGCTGGGTGAGGATCATTTACCTTACCGACCACGATATCAACGTGCTGGACAGACAAACGAAGCGCGACATTCTGGCGCACAACAAAGCAGTGCAGGCCAATTGCCCAAACATTACCCCCACCAAGGGATAAGACCAACAATATCCCCATAAAAGGATGAAACATGACTCCATTAGTTCTTACCGCAGAGCAAATTAAAGCTCTGGCAGATTTCGCGGAGCAGGACGGACAACCCGCTTACACGATCTCTCAGGCCAGCATCCCCGAATTTGAAGCTGAAGACGGTAGCACTGTGCCTGGTTACGAGGGCCTTATCGCTTACTCAGAATCAGAAGAGCACGGCGTACTTCAGCTGGAAGATTAAGCATTACAGGAGCCATTCACCGAGTGGCTTCGATAATGCTCCCCACATCGCACAGAGGTAAAACATGGCAGAGATCACACCGGCAGAACAGATTCGACTGAATCTGCTTTCCACCCTGAACTACGACACCGCGGCCGCTGCTAAGGCGATTGAGTTCGTCCAGGATAGCCAGCTCAAATATCAGCTGTTCATCCAGCAGTACAGTCGCGTGACAACTGAATCCGAAGTGGTGGCGCGGACCATCAAAGCAGTTCAGGAGTCGACCGAAGCGCTGGCGCTGTTTGATACCGGCGCTGAGCAGGCGAGCTAAGCCATTACAGCAGGCATTCACTGAGTGCCTGTGATAATGTTTAACTACTTGCACACAACCAGGTCGTTAAATATGGTCGAATATATAAGCGCTACTATAAATGGATTATGGGAATGTTATTTGTCATGGTCCAAACAGAAACGAGAGCTAACAATATCCAAGTTAGAAGCACTATCAAATTTATTGATAGATAATCGGGCCTACCTGAGGGATTTCGCACACCAAGGTATTAAAGACGCTCAAAAGGAACTTGAACTTGCAAAGGAGTGGAGACGTGTCGGTCTCTTATTTCAAGATATTTCTCCTGAGTTATCAGAAATATGTGAGCAGAAATCAGACTACTGGATATATTCAGATCGATATACCAAGCAGAAAGTTAATGAACTAGGGATAACAATAAGAAATCTCGAACATAAGCTAAGAATGGCAAAGCAAAACCTTCTATAGAATCCCTTTGTAATTTATGAAAGCCACCTTTTAAACGGTGGCTTTTTAATTGGAGATGATAAGGATGCCCGCACTAATTCCCCGTGCATGCCGTAAGCGTGGATGCGCAGGCACAACAACCGACCGCTCAGGCTACTGCGAAAAGCACCGCAATGAAGGCTGGCAACAGCATCAACAGGGAAAGAGTCGCCACGAGCGTGGCTACGGTAGCCAGTGGGATATCAGGCGTGCGCGCATCCTGAAACGCGACAACCATTTGTGTCAGAACTGCCTTCGCAGCGGGCGAGCTGCCGCAGCAAAGACGGTTGACCACATCAAGGCCAAGGCTCATGGGGGTACCGATGACGATTCGAACCTCGAAAGCCTGTGCTGGCCCTGCCATCGAACGAAAACCGGGCGCGAACGCATCAAGTGATATCGATTCTCATTTGAGGCGAGGCAGAGGGGGCGGGGTCAAATCCCTGACGGCAAAGGCCCAAAGGACCGCCGCCCAACCTTTTTTCACACCGCCGCAGGTTAGAAAACTTTTTTTTGGGTCCCCCATCCAATGATTAATAGGAGTTTTCGATTATGCCAGGACCACCGAAAACCCCGACACATCTGGCTTTAGTGAAGGGGAACCCATCCAAGCGCCCGATCAATAAGAACGAGCCAAAACCCCCGTCAGGGGTCCCCCCAATACCGAAACATTTCGATAAACAGGGTAAGTACTGGTTCAAACGTATTGGTGATGAACTTGATGCCGTCGGCGTGTTGACCACGCTTGATGCTAAAGCGCTGGAGTTATTGATAGAAGCCTATGTTGAATACCGGCATCACTGCGACACGCTTGATCGTGAAGGTTACACCTATGCCGTCTACAGCGAAGATGATTCAGATGAAGGAGGGGAGCGGGAAATCAGAATGATAAAACCGCACCCTGCAGCAGTCATGAAGGCTGACGCGTGGAAACGGATCAGAGCGATGCTGAGCGAATTCGGCATGACACCTGCCAGCCGATCAAAGGTTGGTGCAAAAGGCCCGGCAGAAGCCGACCCACTGGAAGAATTTCTTAAAAAGCGCAAATGATGAATGGCAACCGTTGCAGATGGATTCCGCTACGCCGAGCGCGTGGTATCTGGCGATATCGTTGCTGGCGAACTGGTGCGTCTTGCGTGCCAGCGGTTCTTTCATGATTTAGAGCACGGCCCGGAGCGCGGTGTTTATTTTGATGAAGGCCGCGCCCAGCACGTTCTCGATTTTTATAACTTCGTCCCCCATGTGAAGGGGCACTTGACCGGCAAGCCGATCGAGTTGATGGACTGGCACACCTTCATCCTGATTAACCTTTTCGGGTTTGTCGTCCCGCTGATAGATGAAATAACGTTTGAGAGCATTCTTGACGACGATGGCGACCCCATGTTTGTGCGTCGCTTTCGTACCGCCTATGACGAAGTAGCGCGTAAAAATGCAAAATCAACGCTTTCGTCTGGCATCGGGCTTTATATGACTGGTGCCGACGGTGAGGGTGGTTCTGAGGTTTATTCCGCAGCAACAACCAGGGACCAGGCCCGCATCGTGTTTGATGATGCGAAGCGCATGATTAAGCTGGCTCCTAAAACACTGGGCCGGTTGTTTGGTAGTAACAAGCTGAATATTCACCAGGAGCGGACGGGCTCAAAATTCGAACCTGTAGCCAGTGATGCGAATAACCTCGACGGCCTTAATATTCACTGCGGGATCGTTGATGAGCTGCACGCACATAAAACCCGTGACGTCTGGGAAGTTCTGGAAACAGCGACCGGTGCGCGCCTGCAGTCCCTTATTTTTGCAATCACCACTGCGGGTTTTAATAAGGAAGGTATCTGCTACGAGCAACGTGATTATGCAATCAAGGTTCTGAAGAACTTTGATAACCCTGACCCGCTTTCAATTAAGGATGACAGCTATTTTGCGCTGATTTATACCCTGGATGAGGGGGACGATCCTTTCGACGAGGCAAACTGGCCGAAAGCAAATCCCGGCCTGGGGATATGTAAGCGTTGGGACGATATGCGCCGTCTGGCTAAAAAGGCGAAAGAGCAGGTGGCAGCGCGTGTCGGTTTTTTTACCAAGCATCTCAATATCTGGGTGCAAGGTGAAAAAGCATGGATGGATATGGCGCGCTGGGAAAAATGCCGTGACGACTGGGACGACTCCACTTCAGCCAACTGGTCAATGTGGCTCGGCGTTGACCTTTCCAACAAAATTGATATTTCAGCTGCAGTTAAAGTCTGGCTTGCTCCAAATGGCGATGTTTATGTCCGCTCCAGATTCTGGATACCTGAAGGTCGGCTGGAAGCCTGTTCCAAGCAGCAGGCGGACCTTTACAGAAAATGGAATCTCGCTGGATTCCTTGAGTTTACCGATGGCGATGTCGTTGACCATGCAGTAATTAAAGAGGAAACGATCGAATGGGCGCGAGGTGACTCGCTGAACGAGTTTGCATACGACCCGTGGAGTGCCACTCAGTTTGCTTTGTCGGTAGCAGCTGAAGGTGTACCAATTGTTGAAGTCCCTCAGACGGTTAAAAACCTGTCTGAAGCAATGAAGGAAGTCGAGGCGAAAATTTACGCCGGGCGTTTTCATCACGATGGCAATCCAGTGATGACATGGATGATGTCAAACGTCACTGTCAAACCAGACAAAAACGAGAATATTTTCCCCAACAAGGCCACGCCTGAAAACAAAATTGACGGTCCTGTCGCGATGTTTATTGCGATGAGTCGCTTGCTTGTTAACGGTGGTGGTGAAGTTGACTTCCTGTCCACTATCGATCCTGACGAAGACCTTTTACTTCTATGAAAACTCTAATCACTGATGTTATCGGGCTTACCGGGTTCGGTTCGCTTGCTGCAGGCGTGTATCTCCAGTTCGGTCTGGCGATGTCTCTGATGATGTCGGGAACCCTGCTACTCATTTATGCGCTGTTAGCGGCAATGAGGGGGAATAATGCTGCTTGATGCTCTTTTTCGCAGTGAACCACTGGAAAATCCGGCCACGCCGATCACGAGTGAATCGGCTGAAACCGATAACGTGTTTGCCCGAGACGTATTTGTCAGCCCGCAAACGGCGATGAAGCTGGCTGCGGTGTATGCCTGTATTTACGTTATCTCTTCGAATATCGCTCAGATGCCTCTGCATGTTATGCGGAAAACCAATAACAAGGTTGAAGCTGCCCGCGATCACCCTGTGTTTTACCTGGTTCACGATGAGCCGAATATGTGGCAGACCAGCTATAAGTGGCGTGAGTTAAAACAGCGTCATATTTTGGGCTGGGGGAATGGTTACACCTGGGTGAAGCGTTCCCGTCGTGGTGAAGTTTCCGGGCTGGAATGCTGCATGCCCTGGGAAACGACACTGCTTAACACGGGTGGTCGGTATACCTATGGCGTTTACAACGAAGAGGGGGCGTTTGCCGTCTATCCCGACGATATGGTGCATATCCGGGCGCTGGGTAACAACCAGAAAATGGGGCTTAGCCCAATTATGCAGCATGCCGAGACGATAGGCATGGGGATGAGCGGGCAGGCTTATACCAGTTCATTCTTCAACGGTAATGCGCGACCCGCTGGCATTATTTCGGTGAAAAACCAGCTGAATGAAGATAGCTGGGGGCGTTTAAAAAGCATGTGGCAAAAAGCTACAGCTGCTTTGCGCAGCCAGGAGAATAAAACAATGCTTCTCCCGGCAGAGCTGGATTACAAAGCGCTCACCGTTTCCCCGGTTGATGCCCAGATCATTGATATGTCGAAGCTGAACCGGTCGATGATTGCCGGGATATTTAATGTACCGGCGCACATGATTAACGATCTCGAAAAAGCCACTTTCTCAAATATTACGCAGCAGGCCATTCAGTTTGTCCGATACACGATCATGCCGTGGGTAACGAACTGGGAACAGGAACTCAATCGCCGCCTGTTCACCCGTGCTGAACTGGCTGCCGGATATTACGTCAGGTTTAACCTGACAGGCCTGCTACGCGGGACCCCGCAGGAACGTGCCCAGTTCTACCACTTTGCGATCACTGATGGCTGGATGAGCCGCAATGAAGCGCGAGCCTTCGAAGACATGAATCCGGTAGATGGCCTGGATGAAATGCTGGTGAGCGTTAACGCCGCGAACCCCGCAGACGATTTTAAGGCACCTAAAACCGACGAGGAAAAGCCCAATGAATGACCGTGAAACGCGCTGTTACAGCGGGGAGGTCAGAGCCGAGCAACGCACCGATGAACCTACCCGCATTCTGGGCTATGGCTCGGTGTTCAACAGCCGTTCTGAACCCCTGTGGGGATTCCGTGAAATCATCAAGCCCGGAGCATTTGACGATGTGCTGAATGATGATGTTCGCGGGCTGTTTAACCATGACCCCAACTTTATTCTGGGACGGAGCGCTGCCGGGACGCTATCCCTGTCTGTCGATGAGCGCGGCCTGCGTTACGACATTACAGCGCCGGATACGCAAACTATCCGCGATCTGGTACTGGCGCCGATGATGCGCGGTGACATTAACCAGTCATCTTTTGCCTTCCGGGTATCCCATGACGGTGAAAATTGGTACCAGGACGATGAAGGGATCGTTATTCGTGAAATATCGAAGTTTTCCCGGCTGTTTGATGTCAGTCCGGTGACTTATCCCGCATATCAGGAGGCCGACTCCGGCGTCCGATCGATGAAAGCCTGGCAGGAGGCGCGCGACAGCGGTGCGCTAAAGAACGCCATTAATCAACGAATGGCGCGTGAGCGCCTGCTGACCCTTCTTAACGCGTAAGGAAAAATCATGAAACTGCATGAAATGAAGCAAAAACGTAACATCATCGCCAAAGATATGCGTGCCCTGCATGACAAAATTGGCGATACACCCTGGACCGATGAGCAGCGTACTCAGTGGAACGCTGCAAAATCGGAGCTTGACGCTCTTGATGAGCGTATTGCACGCGAAGAGGAACTGCGCCGCCAGGATCAGGACTATATCCACGAAAACGAGCCGGAACAGCGCCAGCAGCAGAATCGTGATCCAGAAAACCCAGAAGCACAGGCTAACGAACGCCGTGCTGCGGCGTTTAATGCGTTTTTGCGCCGTGGTCTTGGCGAGATGAGCGCTGAAGAACGCCAGGCTTTAAAGGAGCTGCGTGCTCAGGGCACGACGCCGGATGAAAAAGGGGGTTACACCGTACCAACCCAGTTCCGAAATAAGATCGTCGAAGCACTGAAAGATTACGGTGGAATTGCCAGTGTGGCGCAAATTCTGAATACCGCCAACGGCCAGGACATTGACTGGGCAACCTCTGACGGTACTACTGAAGAAGGTGAACTGCTGGGCGAAAACACTGAAACCAGTGAAGAAGACGTGTCTTTCGGCGGTGCAACGCTGGGGGCTAAAAAACTGTCCTCTAAAATCATTCGCGTATCCAATGAACTGCTCCAGGACAGCGGCGTAGATATCGAGGCGTTCCTGGCCGCGCGTATCGCCACTCGCATCGGACGTGGTGAAGCGAAGTATCTGGTATTAGGGACCGGCACCGGCACCCCGCTGCAGCCTAAAGGGTTGGCTGCGTCGGTAACTGGCACCAAAAATACCGCAGCAGCGACCACCTTTACCTGGAAAGAGCTGAACGCACTGAAGCACTCTGTCGACTCGGCATACCGTAACGGTCCAAAGGTGCGCTGGGCCTTTAACGATGCAACGTTGCAGCTGGTGGAGGAAATGGAGGACGGACAGGGCCGCCCGCTCTGGTTACCGAACATTATCGGTGGCGCACCTGCCACTGTTCTGCAGGTGCCGTATGTCGTTGACCAGGCTATTCCTGATATCGCGGCTGGTGCCAAATTTGCCTACTTCGGCGATTTTAACCGCTTTATCGTTCGTCGCGTCACTTACATGACGCTGAAACGACTGGTTGAGCGCTACGCAGAGTACGATCAGACTGGCTTCCTGGCCTTCCACCGCTTCGACTGCGTACTGGAAGATACTGGCGCGATTAAGGCGCTGGTGGGTAAACCGGCATCTGGCGGCTAAGGCAACAATCAGCTTCAACCTCCACCGCTCCGGCGGTTTTTTTATGCCCGCAGTTCGCTGCGGGCCAGGGAAAATACATGAGCACAACGATTGAGATGTTGCGGGCGCAGTGTCGGATCGATATCGACGACACCACGGAAGATGAGGTGCTTACGCTCTATTATGGTGCCGCGCGCCGAAAGGCGGAGAACTTCATCAACCGCCATCTTTATGAAGAAGAAGTGCCGGAAACTGATCCTGACGGGCTGGTGATTGCTGACGACATCCTCCTGGCGCTGATGCTGCTTGTCGGGCACTGGTATGAAAACAGAGAAGAGTCGTCAGACGCAGCAAAAACCAGCATCCCATTTGGCTTTACATCGCTGATAGAGCCGTACCGCTATATTCCGCTCTAGGAGGAATTATGCAGGCAGGACGATTACGGCATCGCGTCACTATTCAGAACTTCACAATATCAAAAACACCTTCCGGCCAGCCGGTAGAAAGCTGGGCTGATGGAAAAACTATCTGGGCTGAGGTTAAAGGGATCAGCGGTAGGGAGCTGTTAGCCGCTGGCGTTGAGCGTGCTGATGCCACCATTCGCGTCTGGGTGCGTTTTCGTACAGACATCTCAGCTTCTTCCCGTTTGAAAGTACTGAATGGCCCATACAAAGATGCTGTCCTGAGTGTCACTGGGCCTCCGGTTCCGGATATCAAAGGTACCCGGCTGGAAATTCTCTGCAAACAGGGGACCGAAAAATGATTGATGTGAATCTGGATTTTTCCGGGCTGCAGGATATTGCCCGCGATCTGCAAACCCTCAGCAAGGCCGAAAATAATAAAGTTCTCCGGGAGTCGACCCGCGCTGGTGCCGAATTGCTCCGCGAGGAGGTTATTGATCGCGCTCCTGAGAAATCCGGAAAATTGAAGAAAAACGTTGTTGTCGTCACCCAGAAAAGCCGCCGTCGCGGTGAAATATCATCGGGGGTGCATATTCGTGGCGTTAACCCGCGAACGGGGAACAGCGACAATACAATGAAGGCCAGCAACAAGCGGAATGCGTTTTACTGGCGCTTCGTGGAGTTGGGAACATCTACGGCGCCTGCACATCCGTTTGTTCGCCCAGCTTTTGATACCCGCATGGAAGAAGCTACGCAGGTGGCGATGCAGCGGATGAATCAGGCTATCGATGAGGTGTTATCAAAATGACAGAGGATGATCTCTATGACCTACTGTCGTCGCTGGCAGACGGGCGGGTTTATCCGTGTGTGGTGCCACTAGGCAGCGACGGACTTCCTGCAGTTTCCACTCCCTATGTCATTTTCTCGATACCGACTGATGTTGCCGGGGATGTTTTCTGTGGCCAGGCAGAGTCGACACTGCGCATTCAGGTTGATGTATGGGCTGAAACGAATGACGAAGCCAGAGCGTTACGCCTGGACGCCCTGGCTCGCCTGCAGGTTCTTTCACCTGTCGAGGTGACAAAAATTCCTGGCTACGACACGACAACCCATCTTCATCGGGCAACTCTCGAAATAACGGTTATTGCCTGACAAAAACCAATCCAATCCGACCGCCGCTGGCGGTTTTTTCATTTATGGAGGCTGCGATGTCAGCACTATTTGAACGTGCCCAAAAAACGGTAGTAATGATTACCTCTGTGCCGGTCACTGCGGCAGAGCTGGATACGGCAACCTGGTTAAACCTGAGTTGCACTATCAAACAGGCCAGCTTTACCGCTGGTCAGAAAAACGATATTGACGTGACAGTGCTCTGTTCGGATGAAACGGAAAATATCAACGGCCTTCCTGCTCCGTCTGAAATGTCACTTTCCGGTAACTTCTACCGCAATCCGGCGCAGGATGCACTTCGTGCAGCATACGATAACGACGGGGTTTATGGATTTAAGGTTATTTTCCCGTCTGGTAATGGATTCCTGATGCGCGCTGAGGTACGTCAGCACACCTGGGATTCTCAAACCAACGGTGTTGTTGCTGCAACGTTCTCGCTGCGTCTGAAAGGTAAACCGACCAATATTAACGCCCCAGGAGTTCTGTCGTTTGCTACTGACCTTCCGGCGTCCCAAACAGTCGCGGCAGGAAGCGCCCTGACTATGGGCGTAGTCGTCCAGGGCGGTACGGCACCTTATACCTACGTCTGGAAAAAGGGCACCTCGACGGTCAGCGGCCAGACCAGCTCAACGTTTATGAAAGCCAGCGCTGTATCCGGTGATGCCGGGGTTTATTCCTGCGTGGTTACTGATGCCGATGGCACTGTGATCACCTCTTCTGATTGCACCGTCACCGTCAATTAACGGAGCGCCGGGCGACCGGCGATAAACTTAATGTCAAAACCGAGTCTTAAAGCACTGGCACTTGCACCGATGGCGGGCTTTCGTAAAAAAGAAGTCTCCGTTCCGGAGTGGGATAACGCCAAAGTCATCATTCGTGAGCCATCAGCAGAAGCCTGGATTCGCTGGCAGGGCATTGCCAGCCCGGAACCACCCAAACCACCGGAAGGGCAGGATCCCCAGGAGGCACCAGAACTGACCCCTTCAGAACGAGCCTTCCGCACGATGCGGGCCGACGTCACGCTTTTCATCGATATTTTGCTTGATACCGACCTGCAGCCCGTCTTTACTGTCGATGACACCGAACAGGTTGAAGCGATCTATGGCCCTGTGCATTCCCGGCTTTTGAAGCAGGCACTTGATCTCATTCGTGACGCGGATGATGCTAAAGCAAAGTAAAAATGCCTGGCATGCAGTTCCTGATGGCGCTGGCGCTCCGGATGGGCCGCACGCTGGGCGAACTGCGACAAACCATGACAGTCGGCGAATTCCGGATGTGGGCTGAATACGATCGTATCAGCCCAATCGGCGATATTCGCGGCGATATTCTCAATGCTCAGCTGGTATCAGCGGTTTACGGGGCACAGGGCGTTAAAGTCACCATTGAAGATGCTCAGCTTCAGTGGGGCACAGAAGAGGATGAGGTAAGCGACAGCGGTGATCCCTTTGCAGGGCTGGAAGCAGCGCTGCTGGCTGCGTCAGCATAGCCAGTAATAATTCGTGTGGATGCCACTCATAACAGGTGTTATGTTGTTTTTTTTGACACACGGAGTGCTTTAAATGACTACTACTGGCTGGATATTATTATTTGTTTTTGCTCGCCTTATTGATCTTGTTATCTGGTATTTCCTGAACAGAGCAAGCGTAAGAGCTAATGATCAGATCGCTATGCTTAAAGAAATCTCTGAAAAGCAAAGTGCTCAAATTGATCTTCTGATTGCACTTGCTCATAAAAAAGAGGAACCAGAAAAAGATTATCTGGAAGAAGCAAGGAAAAAAGCTGGTTTAATTTAATAATATTAAAATCATAAAAAGCCCCACAATGTGGGGTTTTTTGTTTCTGAGGAAATGAAATGGCAACCCTGCGTGAACTAATCATTAAAGTTTCTGCTAACTCTCAGTCATTCCAGACCGAGATAGCCCGCGCGTCACGTATGGGGGCTGATTATTATAAGACAATGCAGAATGGCGGCAGGCAGGCTGCGGCTTCAGTTCGGGAAACTCGCCGTTCTGTTGCTGAGCTAACTGACCAGATGGAGTCAGCAAAGGCTACCGCACTGGGATTAACCGGGGCATTTGCTGGAGCTTTTGCTACGGGGCATTTAATATCCCTGGCTGATGAATGGAATTCAGTAAACGCCCGCCTAAAACAGGCATCTCAATCAACTGATGATTTTACCAGCTCTCAAAAACAGCTGATGGATATCAGTCAGAAAACGGGCACATCTTTTTCTGACAACGCTAATTTATTTTCCCGTTCAGCAGCCTCAATGCGGGAATATGGTTACAGCTCCAGCCAGGTTCTGGATATTACTGAGGCTATTTCTACTGGTTTAAAACTTTCTGGCGCGAATGCTCAGGAGTCCAGTTCGGTCATCACTCAGTTTAGCCAGGCTCTGGCGCAGGGCGTGCTGAGAGGTGAAGAATTCAATGCCGTCAACGAGAGCGGCGACAGGGTTATACGGGCGCTTGCGGCAGGGATGGGGGTTGCGCGTAAAGACCTTAAATCTATGGCGGATCAGGGGCAGTTAACCATTGATAAAGTAGTGCCAGCCCTCATCAGCCAGCTTGGTAAGCTACGGAATGAATATGGTGAATTGCCGCAGACTGTTTCATCGTCGGCAACAAAAGTTGAAAACGCTTTTATGCAATGGGTCGGTGGAGCTAATGAAGCTAGTGGCGCGACAAATACCCTAACCGGATTACTTGATGGCGTAGCCAACAATATTGATCAGGTCGCCACTGCTGCCGGAGCGCTTGTTGCCGTTGGTGCAGCCCGATATTTGGGAAATATGGCTCTTGGTGCCAGCTCTGCAACGGCTGGGATTATTAACGCTGCAAAAAGTGAAGTAGCTTTAGCTGAAGCCCAGGTCAGAGGGACGCAGGTTTCGACAGCTCGCGCGCGTGCTGCAGTTTATCGTGCTCAGCAGGCACTGGCAGCGGCGCGGGGTACAGACGCGCAGGCCGCCGCAGAAAAACGGCTCTCACTGGCGCAGGAGTCACTGAACCGTAATATTCAGGCCAGAGTATCCGCTCAGACTGCGCTGAACTCGGTTACTGCTGTAGGTTCCCGGCTCATGGGGGGAGCATTAAGCCTCGTTGGCGGTATTCCTGGGCTGGTTTTGCTTGGTGCCGGTGCCTGGTACACGATGTACCAGAATCAGGAACAGGCCAGATTATCCGCTCAGGAATATGCAAACACCATTGATGCAGTCCGTGAAAAGACAAAATCAATGTCCCTGCCCGAAGTTTCTGATAATGAGACCAAAACCCGTCAGGCGCTGGAGGAGCAAAACCGTCTTGTTGATGCACAGGCATCAAAAGTAAAAAGCCTGAAGGAAGAGATCGCGGGCTATCAGTATGTTCTGTCCAACCCCGGGCCGACAACCAGTGGCGGTTTCATGATAAACCACCTTACTTCGGTTGAAACGGTCACCCGTAGTCTGGAAGAAGCGACTTCCGCTCTGGCCGTTGAACAGGAGAGGCTGACTCAGATGCAGGCTAAGTCTGAGTCGATCCAGTCGGTACTGGAAGGGATAGAGAACAGGCGAATAGCATTAATCCGGCAGCAGGCCGCAGAACAGAATTCAGCATATCAATCGTTATTAATGATGAACGGTGAGCATACTGAATTTAACCGTTTGCTGGGTCTCGGAAATAATCTCCTCATGGCCCGGCAGGGGCTGGTAAACGCACCACTACGCTTACCGCAGGTAGACCTCACAACCCAGCAAACGGCTGCACTTGAAAAAAGCCGTCGTGATCTGGCGCTTTCAAAACTCAAAGGTGAGGACAAAGAGCGCGCACGACTGGGTTATGCTGCGGATGACCTGGGGTTAACTAACGACCCACAGTATCAGACCGGACGGCAGGAGTTGATTAATAACGGCCTGAATGAATGGAGAAACAACCAGGAAAATAAACCCAAGCCAAAAGGAAGGCATGGGAAAACCGAGGCGGAGAAAACCGAAGATACCTATACCCGGCTGATTAAACAGCAACGGGAGCAAATTGCTCTTTCCAGCCAAAACACTGAACTGGCAAAGATGAAATATCAGGTTACTCAGGGGGAATTATCTTCGCTTGAAAAATCCAAAAAGGAAACGTTGCTGCACAATGCGGCGCTTATTGATCAGAAAAATATCGCTGAACAGTTAAAAACATTCCGCGAAGGTCTGGCCGACAGTAATGCTGCCGCCCGGGAAAGGGGGAATATCGATTTCCTCGGCGCGGGACAGGGGGATAAAGCCCGTGACCGAATGAAGGAAATGGCGGATATTCGTGCTGATTTTCTCAGGCAGCAGCGTGACTTACAGCGTGATTTCAGTCGTGGGCAGATTTCCGAAGACCTGTATAAAAAGCAAACGGAAGCGCTTAAAACAGCGCTTGCCGAACGCCTGGATATTCAGGAGGAGTATTACAAAAAAACCGATGAACAGCAGTCAGACTGGCGCGCGGGGATCAGCGATTCCCTGATGAACTATGCCGATCAGGCTTCTGATCTGAGTTCAATGGCTGCCACTGCAACCAGCGAGACTCTGGATGCCACCACTAACTCTATCTCCAACAACCTGACAAACGTCCTGACAGGCGCTGCTTCTTTTAAAGATGGGATGTCAAATATTTTCTCTTCCCTGGGCGAAACGGTGATTAAGACGCTGATCCAGATGGCAACACAGGCGTTAATCACCAAAGCGATTATGGCGTCATTTGGCGGCGGAGCGGGTGGGTTGTTCGGTAGTCTTTTTGGCGGTGCCAGCGGTGCGGCAAGTAGTGGTACCGCTATTCAAAGCGCGGGAGCTAATTTTTCATTCAACGCTCTCGGAGGCGTTTACGATTCTCCGTCACTTTCTGCCTACAGCAATGGTGTTTACAGCACTCCCCAATATTTTGCGTTTGCGAAAGGGGCGGGTGTATTCGGCGAGGCCGGGCCGGAAGCCATCATGCCGCTTACCCGTGGCGCTGATGGCTCGCTGGGGGTTCGTGCGGTTGGTCGAGAGTCTCCGGCGGTACAGAACGCAGCAAATCAGATTCAGGCGCAGCCACGGATAGCTGTTAGCGTGGACGCACGAAGCACGTTCACCGGCAAACCGGATGACATAACGATGCAGGCTGTTGAGCGAAGAAATAACGCTCTTGAACAGCGGATAATTAACACCTTAACCGCAGAGGTAGATAATCCACAGAAGAAATTCGGCCGGGCTATTTACTCCAATCTACAGTCCAAAAAACCACGATAACCTGCCCGGAGGGAATATTCATGGCAGATATTTTCTACCCGGATGAATACCTGCCCATGCCGCTTATGGACGGGTACGGGTTTAAGCCCATATCACCTTTACTGCGAACGGAGATGACGTCCGGTCGCGCTCAACAACGAAGGCGATATACCTCAACACCCACCCAGGCATCAGTTAAATGGATTTTTAAAACTGATGCTCTGGCGCAGGTGTTTGAGGCGTTTTTCAGGGATGCGCTTAAAGATGGCCAGTCCTGGTTCTATCTGAAACTCCAGACTCCCATCGGGGTAAAGCCCTATAAAGCCAGGTTCGTGGATATTTACGAAGGGCCGACGCTGGTCGCGCCAAAATACTGGCAGTACAGCGCAACGCTGGAATTATGGGAACGCCCGTTACCGCCTTCTGGCTGGGGGAATTACCCGGAATGGCTGGCTGGCCAGTCGTTACTGGATATTGCGCTAAACAGAGAGTGGCCGAAGCATGACAATTCTTGAGCGACTATATGCCAGCAGCGGATCGGAGGTTATTCACGATACGCTGCAGATATCAGCAGGCGATGATAACTACTGGCTAACCAGTGGCTGGGATGACGTTTCAGTGACGCTGGAAAATGGTCAGCCGGTGACGTTTGATGCCAGCGCGATAGATATCGCCTTACCAGCCAGGAACGCCGATGGGACACAGGATTTAAAGTTTGCTATCAGCAATATTGACGGACGGGTTTCAGAGGCGATCGATAAAATTCTGGATGAAATGAAATCAGCCACGCTGACATTCCGGCGGTACATTTCATCCGATCTGTCTGCTCCGGCATCATCACCGTATACGCTCGATATCAAATCCGGCTCCTGGACCCCGACAGCAGTTCAGGTCACGGCAGGCTATATGAATGTCCTCAAAACAGCCTGGCCCCGTAAACGTTACAACCTCGCCGAGCATCCGGGCTTACGTTACTAATCTGAGGCAAATATGTTTAACCCTGATAAATACCGTTCAGTCACCTGGCTGAAGGGCGGGCGCGTATATCCGCAGCTCGACTGTTTCGGCATTGTAAATGAGATACGTCGCGACCTGGGGCTACCTGAATGGCCGGATTTTGCAGGTGTGACCAAAGACGGAGGGGGCCTCGACCGGGAAGCGAGAAAGCTGATGCTTTCGCTGAAACGTTGTGAACCCTGTGAAGGTGCCGGAGTGGCTTGCTATTCGGGCTCAACAGTTTCCCATGTCGGGATCGTTGTAATGCTCGATAACCAGCTGCAGGTCGCGGAATGCAATCCAGGCTCGGGGGTTACGTTTCTGCCACTGTCGCGATTTATCCGTCGCTTTAACCGCGTGGAGTTCTGGCAATGACGATAAAGTTTTACCCGTCCCGGCTTCCGGGTGAACCCCTTGAAACGCACGAGCATGGTGTGCTGACGCTGCATGAGTGGATGAGCAGAAATGTCCCGAGCTATTCACAGGATAAAACTCATCCTGTCGTGATCGAGTTGAACGGCCAGGCAGTCCCCCCGGCGGAATGGCCGTTATGTTTGTTGCGGCCAGACAGCGACGTGCGGATATATCCCATTCCGTATGGCACGGGTCTTGAAATTGCCGCGTGGGTTTCGGTGGCCGTATCCATTGCGTCTACGGCCTATGCATTATTCTTTGCCCCTAAACCAGAGCTGGGCGGCTTTTCATCCAGTAACGCTTCATCGCTGGATCTGAATCCGGCTAAAGCCAACACAGCGAAGCTTGGCGATCCCGTTAGGGAGGCTTTCGGGCGAAACCGGATCTATCCGGATTACCTGGTACAGCCGGTAACGCGATTCGACCCCGCTGATCCAACCAGAATGACGGTCGAAATGTTTGTCTGCCTTGGATATGGGCGTTTCTCCTATACCGGTGGGGATTTTCGGGTAGGAGAAACTCCGGCGCTGACCTTAGGCGAGGGCTTTTCATATACCAGCTATGGGCCTGGCGATAAAGTGGCCGGGGATCGTCGCAGTGAGATATGGTTCAACTCAACGGAAGTTGGGGGAACGTCGAGCGGCAGCGGACTCGATATGGCTCAGACTGCCCCTGAAGCCAGTGATATCGTTGCTGATGCCATGACCGTCAGCGGTGCCTCTGTCTCGTTTTCTGGCCTCGATGTCGATGATGATAATGATGAAGACGAGGATGAGAACAAACTTCCTCCTGGCTGGATCGCCGGTGCAATTGTCACCCTGAAAGCGCCAGTGAATTATCAGGTATCCATCGAGGGCGGTTTTAACGTGCTGACAGGCGACGTCGTGTCAGAGATTGCGCCATTCAGCGGAATGCCTGTCACCCTAACGTTTAACGGTACTGACTATGATCTGCAGATCGCCACGTATACCCCTCACCAGGACGCCGTTCCGGGAACAGGGGGAGCGACTGCGGTATTACGCGCCAGTGCCTCGCCGTCAACGTATGACTTTACGACAACCAGCCAGACCTTTGCTCTGACCTGGCAGGGTATCACCTATACCATATCTCTGGTCGCCAACTACGGCACAATGTCTGGCTTGCTCGCAGCGATTAACGGCGGGTTGAATGGTTCTGGGCTCATTGCTCAGGATGATGGCGGCGTGATACGTATCGTGGAGATCTCCAGCCCCTGGCGTGGTGGTTCCATTACGTCATCATTCCTGCCTGCGTCAGTATTTGGCGACAGCCCGGTATTTACAGCTGGTACAGCATCCAGCGGCGGAAGCCCTGCGGTAACAGCCAGCGTGACGCTGGCATACGATTCTGGCACTGCCTTTTCCGGATTGCCGGAAGGCACTCAGCGGATTTCCCTGGCGCACCGTGGCAACGAATACCAGATAGCGTCTACTGATGGTCCCTCTGCGACCGTACAGCGTGTGGTTAACGGTGTCGTTGACAGCACCTGGTCAGGCTTTATGACCCGTACCGTCGTGGATTTTGCCGCGTCTGGTATTAACGATAATGAAACCTGGCTCGGCCCCTTTCTGGCCTGCCCGCAAAATGAAGTTGTGGATGCCTTCGAGGTCAACTTTGCTTTCCCAAACGGAATTTGCGGGTTCCAGAACAACGGGAATAAGCGGGTCCGCCATGTCGAGTATGAAATCCAGTATCGCGTTTATGGTTCCGGATCAGGGTGGACGAGTAAGCCAGGGGTTTACGCGCTTAAAAACATTAATGGCCTCGGTTTTACAGAGCGTTTTGATCTGTCCTCTCCTGGGCTGGTGGAGGTTCGATGCCGCCGCCGTAACGAGCAGGGGAGCAACAACGCGAGAGACAGCATGTTCTGGCAGGCGCTCAGAGGTCGTTTGCTTTCCCGTCCGACCTCCTACGCAGGGATATCAACAATAGGGATCACGGTTGAAACCGGCGGCCAGCTGGCGGCCCAGTCAGACAAGCGTGTGAGTGTTGTCGCCACACGAAATTATGATGGCGGTGGTGACAGGACAATCAGCGGTGCGTTCCTGCATCTTGCCCGCAGTCTTGGATATCGCGACGACCAGATCGACATTGCGGCGCTCAGTACGCTGGAGGCTACCTACTGGACGCCAAGGGGAGAATATTTTGATCACCAGGCAAGCAGTGACAGCACGTCAGCAAAGGATATTTTCGACAAAATAGCCGAGGCTGGCATGGGGTATTTTCTGCTGTCTGACGGGTTGCTTTCTGTCGGGAGAGAGGGCGTCAAAAGCTGGACAGGGATCATTACTCCTCAGGATACCGTGGAGGAAATGCAGACGTCATTCAGGGTCCCGTCGGAGGATGATTTTGATGGCGTGGATGTGAAATATATCAACCCTGTGACCTGGGCGGAGGAAACCGTACAGTGTCGGACGCCGGAAAATCCTTTTCCGCGCAAAACGGAGGCCTACACCATTGATGTTGCCATGACTGCAGATCGCGCCTGGCGTATCGGGATGCGCCGGTTAATGAAATATCTCCACCAACGTCGAACCTATACGGCTACGACTTCAATGCTGGGATGGTGTCATGACTTCGGTGATCACATCATTTTGTCCGACGACATTCCAACCGGGAAAACCCAAAGTTGCCTGATTGACGCGATGATTTACGACTTCCAGGAAATTACGCTGCACGTCACGGAGCCACTGGACTGGAGCTACGCGAATCCTCGCTGCTGGATACAGTTTCAGGACGGTCGACCATCATCGCGAATGCTCACGCCGCAACGGGTGGATGATTTCACGCTGACGGTGCCGTACAACGACGACCTGCATCCGGAAGACTGGATTATGGACGACCCAGATATTGATCCACCGAAGTTATTGTTCTGCGACAGTGAAAAGGGTGCGCGGCATGGGATAGTCCAGGAGGTTGCCCCATCAGGTGACAGCAACTGTCAGATTACTGCACCTGAATATAAAGAAATTTTCTACCAGTACGACGACGCCACATACCCTGGCGACGTCGCCTAAAACCAAAAACTCCCCTAATTAACTCTTTTCGCTCAAACCCTCGTTTAGGCGAAGTGCCTTTTTGGAGCAAAAAAACATGGCCTTTAACCCGGATCTGGGGAGCACGTCTCCCGCTGTATTGGTCGATAACGCCAAACGTCTCGATGAGCTGGTGAACGGCCCCGCCGCCGATGTTCCCGACCGTGCAGGTGACCCTCTGTATTCGTGGCGCCAGATGATGGCGAAAAATGAAGCCCTCACGGAGGCAACCCGCCAGAATCTTATCCCCCTGAGTCGTCAGTACATGACGCTGTCAGAGGCGCAGGCTGATATCGCGAATATCCCTGCCGGCTCGACTACATATGTGCGCAGTTCCGATGACGCGTATCTGGCTATCGAGTATATGAACGTCAGCGGAACGCTGCAGCCTACCGGACGCCGCATGTTATCTGCTGAACCATTCCAGGGGTTAGTTGATGCTGTTCTCTTTGCCGACCCTGCAGAGTTTTCACGCTCCGGGTATGCGTCTGCTGTGGTCGCCGAGGATATGTTCATTATTACCGCTGTCCGGTCTGATGGTTCATTTTTTATTCCTGACCTGGATATCCCCGGCATTGACCTTGACACCCTGTCTCGTATCACTGCTGAGATCACATTTATTGACCCTATTGAGTTTTTGCGATCGGGATACAGGTCAGCTGTGCTGTCAGCTGACCGCTTTATTCTGTCTGCGGTGGCGCTGGATTCCGATGTTTATATACCCGTCATTTCTGACTCTGTCGGGGTTATTGAATCGCGCGAGTTCGCCCGCAGTGGTTTTATCAACGCAGTTATTTCAGAGGACAGATTTATTATGGCGGCCAGGACTACTGACGGAAACGCCCAGGAGGGGAGCAGGGAAATTCGCCTGCCGACAGAGTTTGAGCGTTCGGGATACCGGTATGCTGATGCAAGCGCAGATATGTTTGTTACAGACGGAGACCGGCTGTTAACTGAGGCATGGCGGCGTGACGTGTATTACGCCAGGGTGGTGGGCGCATACAGTCAGCTGTTTAAATTTGATGCGAATGGCGCTGAAACTCAGTTGACGCATGACAATGCGAACGTGACGAACGTCCGGGATAGCGGCGATGAGGTGCAATGGCAGAGTGATGTCGATGCAGGTGTAAAAGGCGGGCTCTGGTTTACGAAGAAGTCCAGTTTCGACCCCCACCCGGTATTCCCACGAAACATCATCACGCTATGGGGGCACTCATTTCTGCAAAACCCACGACTGGCTAACAAACTGTATAAACTGACAGGAATGCCGGTCTGGAATTTCGGCCGCAGCAATATCACAAGCAAGGGCGCAGCTCTGCGCCAGGGCGGGCAGCGAATCGAAGTATGGCCTTTGACGGGGAAGATTCCGGCAACAACGGATGCTGTCCAGGTCACGCCATCATCCCCCGGCCCACTGGAGCTTGGCGCTAAAAATTATGCGCTGAACGGGCAAGGGTATTTCCGCGGGCAAAAGGTCTGGGTTAACTGGTACGCTGACAACACGCTAAAAATCACACGCTATGCCGCCGGTGCGGAAATTACGGTTCCCGCTGCTGAAACGCTGACGTGGATACCGCAGACGCAAGAAGCACTGACCGATATTGATACCGGGCAGGTGATAACGCCGCAGTATGCAACTTATGACAGGCACGCTGAAGGGATTAATATTTTCTGGATAGGACGAAATAACAGTGCTGGTATTGCGCAGGTTATTTCTGATTTGAAAGCGATGGTGGAAAAAGTCCGGTCGTCATCTAAATTTCCCAGAATCGTGGTGCTGGCTGATTTCATGGATGCCGGACAGACTAATGGCACGGCAGGCCGTGCGCAGATGTTTTCGCTGAACGCTGCGTATAAACGCGCGTACCCTGAATATTATTGTGAAATTAATGGTGTTGATATTCTCCAGAACTTTATCAATCACGCCAACCCGAACTATGCAGATGATGTGGCCGACGTTGCAGCCGGAACAACCCCCCGGAGTCTGCGATATGACGACCTGCATCCGTCTCAGGTTCTGCAGGAAAATGCATTACATATTGGCGCAGACGTAAACGCTGAATTTATCTATCAATATCTGACAAAAAAAGGCTGGTTATAATGACTGCAACAGTAACAGGTCCATTCGAAGTCCGCAAAAATCTGACCCTGGGCGCGGGTGTAAAACTGTACCGAGACCAGACAATTACTCCTGAAACGAAAGCAGTCTTTGATTTTGCATCGGACTGGGCGGGCGGTAACAAGGCACAGTACAAAAATCTGAACACGTTAAAAAACCTGAACTATGTCGATGATGCGATAACGATTAACGCCAACGATTCAAATTCAAACGCGCAAAACTACGGCAGTGGGGGCGGTATTTATTCTGCGACTGGTCAGAACTTAGGGGTAAAACTCCCGGCGTCGGCATACCCAACACCGGATATGACCCGATTTATGTTTACTGTGTGGGCAAAATGGCCGGCGGACAAACTGATAAACCCCGCAAATACTAACTGGGCTCTGCTCTACGCGGGCTCAGGCACCGGCGCATTGTCAGATGACGCAAGCACGGCGTTTAAAATCGGCGGCGTGCGGCAGGTGAACGATGGTTCGGACGTTCCAATTCAGGTCCTGTACGTATATGGCGTGCGCGTTACGTATCCCGCAGAGGCGCAAACAAAAATTAAATCCGTCGTTGGTCAGAGTCAGCCATTCCAGTACGGGGTAGAAGTGGTTCGAGATAAAAATCTGAACAATTTCTACTGCAATTTCTATCTGAATGGTGAGCTGATCGGGACGTCACCAACATTTACTCCCCTGGCTGTCCCGACGGTGACAAACGCGTTTGTGCTGGGAAATCTGGCTAACGGCTACTGCATGGCGAACACTGTTTTCTATCGTGTACGCCTGGATGACCTGAGCGGGTCTACTCGGCTGACCGCAGATCTCATCGCTGACGATTACGCAAAAAATAAGGGGTACTTTAGTTAAAAGTAATTGCGGCTGTCATGAAAATTGATAGCCGCAGCCTCTTTGATCTGCCTCCCGAATGAAATTACTGTATGCATAACCAGTAATAAATCGGAGAGCAGATCATGCTTCGACAGTCAGACATCGCCGCGGCTTTCCGCGAGTCCATTTTGCGCAGTTCCAAGGGGTTCCAGTACCTTCACACTCGCGACTTCGTTACCGCGCTGCGCCGGCGTGGCATTCACTTTACCGAGGTGGAGGCGAACTTCTGGATCGCACGCGAGCAGTCTTATTTCATTGATAAAACGGCAGAGCATAGCGAAAACAGGCTGTGGATGATGGCAGAGATGGAACGAGAGCTGATTGTCGAGCGAACCAGAGCGGGTTTAGCCGCAGAATGCTGGAGAACGGCGCTACCCGGCAGCAGGTAGCCGATGTGATAGTTGTAGACGTGAAAACAATCTACAAGTACCTCCCGGCGACTTGAAGACAAAGATTTCACTACTTTTCCTGATATGTTACGTTTGGCTTAATCAATTCATTCAGCTTTGAAAACAGTTTGGTTTGTTCGTGAACGGTAAGAAAACAATAAGTTTTGAGCAATTTTTAACTATTAACAGCAATCTTGTTTCCATCTCAGATACATGGGCTGACTTGTGGGCGTTAATTTTTCACACGGGTTTAAGCGCTGGAAGGCTGCTGAGTATTCGATATGATGATATTGATGGTGACTTGATACTGATACGAAAACAGGGTCACCTGAAGGAGCTACGTGTTGAATCAACCCCTCCAGTGGAGGCGATGATTGCTCGTAGAAGAGAACGCTATCCAGAAGATGTTTATTTATTTCAGAGTCATTCTAACCGTGTGAAGTACCATCGCCGGCCGGTCACTATAATTGCTTTCAACGCCGCTTTACGTCGCGCCGCTAGATCATTACCAGACGTAAACGTAAGCAGTAGTTGCGCGAGAAACATACCGGACTAAGCGCCCGTCCAGTAGCGTGTGGCCGATGTGACAGGCGTGGGAGTGAAGACGATTTACAAATATTTGCCAGTACAATACGGCGATAAAAAATCCCCTTGAGCAGGCACACTCAAGGGGAAAATACTACATAACATCATTGCTGTGTGCGTCTTTGCGCTCGTCTATCTTCCAAGAATATGCCTAAAGCTTCCAGATATTTCTGGTCTGAGCTGTTACATCATGGAGTAGGTGCCGATGTGATAGGTTAAGAGCGAAGATGATCTGTAAGTACCTTCCGACGTCGAGGGGCAAGGACCATGAATTTGGGTCTATACCATCCCAATTCATATATTATTTGTAACTCTATGAAATATCGAGCAAGGTATTCTGTTCGAAATGAACCATATGGAATAGCCAAAGGCTAAAATGCCCAGAGTAAAAACAACAATCAGCAAGTCCGTCTGTGACATCTTATATCCATTTTGCAGTAGCAGGTTTTGAGAAAAGATAGTTCATAGTTGGCACATAGACAACATAATCACTAAGTGAAACCAATATCAGAGGCTAAAAGGTGACTGGTTTCCTCCTCAGTGTTCCTGATTGATAGCTGAACCTGTATTGATCAGATCTCTTAATGAATCTACTGTATATAAAAACAGTATTTTCGGGAGGTGAAGTTATGCCGCGAAACTCAGATATCGAAATAGCCTGGCGTCAGGCAATTGTCATTGAGCCTAATGGCCGTCGCACCGTGACAACGTCCGGTTTTATCCGGGAACTCGCAAAAGTTAACTGGATATGGTCACCGCGCCAGGCTAACCAGTGGATAGAGCACTATGTGACGACATTCCGGGATGTCTCAACGCAGGAAGGCGATGAGCGCACCTTCCAGTTATACAACCCAAACGGAGGGCTATAACGTGGGATTTCCGTCGCCAGCTGCTGACTATGTTGAACGGCGTCTGACCGTTGATTCACTCTGCGGTACCGGCCCCAATACTCGGATAGTACAAACAGAAACCGGCTATGCCGTAGTGGATTGCTCCGTAAAACCAAAGCAAGGAGATACCGTTTTAATTCAATACGGCGGCGGCACTGATTTTGCAAAAATTATGGGCCGGGCATTTATTACACGAGACGGTGAAGCGCTGGAAGGTGAGGCCCTGGATGATGTTACAGTTGTCGGGGTAGTGACATTCGTTATCAATCGGACAGGGAAGGATGATGATGATTGTCCAGTGTTGTGA